CTTTTGGAGAAACTAGATGAGTTACTTCCTGAAACTACGACTGAAAGACTTGAAAAGGAAAAACGTATTTCAATGTTTCCTGTTAATTTTACAAGGGGACTTAATTGGACAAACAAATGCGTCATAATGGACGAAGTTCAAAATTGTACCATTAAGGAAATTACTACCGTCATAACGCGCTTGGGGCAAGGTTCAAAATGTTATATCTTGGCCGACCCAATGCAAACAGACCTTCATGGTTCAAAAGGTGGTTTTACTAAAATGTATGAACTTTTTGGTGATGAGGAAAGCCTTCAGCACGGGGTATATACCTTTAAATTTAATGAAGAAGATATTATGCGTTCGGAATTAGTTAAATTTCTTGTTAAAAAACTTAAACATGTAACATAATAATGAATATGTTTACGAATAATTTGTTGGTTTCAACATCTTTGAAAGTTGTTTCTATTAAGGAGGGTATACAGTCCACTATTCATTCTGGCAAAGGGTGTTATTATGGCCTTGCACAAGATAAGAAGTTTTTTTATGTAGCTGGGAGACAGGGTCTCAAAGGAGAAGCCCACCCTACAGTGGTTGTTAAATTCTGCAAGTCTGATTTTTTACCTGTAGATAACTTTACTATTGAAAATTGTCATGACGTTCATGGAATAGATGTGGTGGGGAATTTTGCTTATATTATATCTACGGGGACTGCTGATATTTTTCGTTTGAATGTGTTTACGGGTGAAATAGAACAGAAGCATTTACCTACTTTAGTTACGGAGTGTGGTGAGGGACGAGGTTCTCACCTAAATACAATTAAACATTTATATGATGAAACTTTTGTTTTTTTAGGGCATAGAGGCCCATCCTCGGAATGCTCTACTCTTTTTAAATATAATTATACTAATAACTCCATAAGGGAAATTGATACTAACTTAGGTGAACACAGTCACAGTTATCTGGCTCGGGAAAATGGGTTCATGGTGTGTAATTCCTTTAATGGTGAAATAATTGAAAAAGTTTTACCTTTGAGGAAACTGTGTATTAAGAAATATCATAAAATCAATTCAAACCTTTTACTTCGGGGGCTAATAGAACTTAAAGATCATTTTGTTCTGGGGCTGTCTCAACATTCTATGCGTCAGTCTAGGCATTCTTATGGCACAGGTTTACTAAGATTTTATGATAAAGAATTTAAAAGGTATAAAGAAATATCTTTGGGGGAAGTAGGACAGGTAAATGAAATTTTAGCACTATGATAGAAGTCAACATACAGTATGGTGATGGAAGAACAGAGACGCTTAAATTAACGACACATGAGGCGGGTAGGGAACTTAGTTCCTTTTTGAATGGTTATTGTGACTCGGGTAAAATGCAATGGGTAGAGAAGATGCGTGGAACTACTAATCTTCGTTATCCTTGGTGTGATTCGCACTATATCCAAGTTCTTTGACTATTTGGGAGTTGTTTATTTTGTCTAGAGTCTCGGGGTGTATATTTTTGTAAGCTTCGGGATTGCTCATGTCTTTGAACTCACGATTCATTTGATTTATGCGGTAATAGATCGGGCTCTTTTCTGGGTCTGCATCAGGATATTCATCTGCCCTACCTGCTAGCCAAGCACCTTCAACTGAGTAATCAAATTTTTTACCTGTAAAAATGTCAGCATCATAAACTAACCCAAGCTTGTTAAAAAGATTTCTTAAGACTTTAAAATCATTATTAAACATTTCTTCGTATTTTAGGGAGGTAACTCTTTTTTCGTTTTCGTTTCTATATTTTAACCAAAGCCGTGCAAATTTTTCGTAGTAGTCAAAAGAAAATGTTTTATCTTCTGGTATGGTGCCTCCAAACCTTTTATTTATAGAACTAAAAATTTGGTAGGGATTTTTGATAAGAAGTACTGTGTTTACATCAAAACAAAATTTATCGTCACCATATGGGGTTTGTATGTTTTTTTCATTGAAAGACCCCCTGTAGCAGGGCTGAAGGGTGGGGGTAACAGATTTTCCAATTACTTTTAAATCTTTGTGATTGGCTGCTAATACGGGGTCAATATAAAAAATTTCATTGGTTACTTCCATGGCATTTTGGCAGTCACCCATTTTAGCTCTTAATATGGTTGTTCCAGAGTGTGGAAAACCTAGAATCATAATTTTGTTTATGTCGTCTGGATGAGTGTCTATGGTGCCGTAGTAAATGTTAGTTTCTACACATTTTTCATCTTCATATGTAGCTGACTCTGGATTTGTCCAAACGAGGCCATTTGACCCACAGGGGTCGTATTGAATACGGTAAGACCTTCCTACCACTCCAACGAGGTATATATAAATAATGTTATCAATTCTTGCTGATATTTCACCAGTGGTTTCGAATAGATATTCTTTTTTGGTACCCCTAAAATAATTATCATAAAAAGTCTTGGATTCTAGTTGGCTGTCGGTCATAGGGCATTATTTTGAGTGAAGCTTTCTTTCCATGAAGAGATAACACTCGTGGGCAATTGAGTTAACCTTAATGGCGGTTTCGCGGGTGAGAGTATTTTCATTTCTACATAATGGGAGTGTTAATTCTCCTATTTTCTTCATTTCTTTTTTTAAATGTTTTATCTCGGCGGTCATTTCTTTTTTCTCCAATTACATTCATTATATAGGAAACGACTTAAGCTGTTAGCGAAGGCATATATTTGATATTCAGGCTTATCCCAAAAAAATGCGTGCGCGAATTCATGTATAGCCGTGTTAAGTTCGGATTGATCCGTGATGTAGGGATTGATGTAGATTTTGGGGTGGAGGCTGGAAGGGTCATGACAAAGGCCGTCACAATCTTCCCCGTATATCTTTTCGTTGGGTTTGTGGAAGAGTACTTCGTATTCTACACCATCTGTGTTTTTAAAAGTAAATTTAGGTGTTTTTTTACCTCTTCTCACATCTGTATTTACACTTAAAATGAATGATTATAAAAAAAATTGAATTTTAGTGTAATTTTATATATTATAAGGACAATTATGAGAAAAATTTATTGCCCCACTTGTGGCTCTAAAATGGAATTTGTTGCCCAAAAACCCAATTTCTGTATGAATTGTGGGCACGCTTTTGCGGGTGCGCCTGAGAAACCAAAACCACCCCCTGAACCCGTTGATGAGGAGGATGATTATTATGATGAAGAGGTTTCTGATTTTGGTGCCCTGCGTGGGTTGGACGTGGAGGTGGAAGCCGAACGGGATCAGGGTGTTAAATTTGGTGAAGTAATAGGGACTGCGCTTGAAGGCGAGGAGCCATTCCAGCGTGACCCAGACCCTTCAGTTACTTCTAATGAATTTCTTCAAAATTTTAGTAAAGAAGCTGGGTCTATTCGAGGTCCCAAGCCCGAATTTCCTAAAGCATCCAAAGGAGCCCCCAAAAAGGCTAAAGCCCCACGAAAGCCCAGAGCTCGTAAAAAACCTAAAGAGTAGTGATTATGCCACGAGGCCGACCCAAAAAATCTGTGACCGGTCAAGGAAAAGCCACTACTCCTAGAAAATCCAAAAAAAAAGAGAAAAAAGAAAAAAAAAGTGGGCCTTCTTTTGAAGAGTCAATTGACCAAATCAACACAGAAATAATTAAGAGGAGACCCAAATGGAACCTCACCGTCTTGGCATGGATGGACTTCGAGGATGTTGCCCAGATTCTTCGTATTCATATTTACAAAAAATGGGAATTATATGATTCAGCTAAACCCCTTGGGCCTTGGATTAACCGAATCATCTCAAACCAGATTAAAAACCTCATAAGAAACAATTACGGCAATTATGCTCGCCCCTGTTTGAAGTGCGCCGCCGCCGAGGCTGATAAATCTTGTTATATTTATAAAAACCAAGATTCTACTTGCCCCCTCTATGCACATTGGGAAAAAACGAAAAAATCCGCCCATGATGCCAAGCTGCCTGTATCTCTTGAGGATCATCCTCAAGAGGTTTTCTCGATGAATAGTGATACTATAGACATAGAAAAACTTGCGGACAAACTCCACACCAAAATGAAAAAAATTTTAAAACCAATAGAATGGAAAGTATACCAATATCTTTATATGGAATACAAAACAGAAGAAGAGGTTGCAAAATTAATGGGCTATAGAACATCGGAAAAAAATAGAATACCCGGTTATAAGCAAATTAAAAATATAAAAAAATCAATAATAACAAAAGTTAAAAAAGTTTTATCCAGAGGGGACATAGACTACTTATGAGTGAGTTTGAACACGAAGGTTTATCCATATCAGAAAACCGACAACAATTAATAATTGATGAATGGAATAGCCGTCCACAGTCTCCTCCTTCCTTGAAGGAAATGGTTAAGTTGGCTTTCCCTGATGTTGAAGAAAAGCTACAGGATGGAAGAAGCAAATATGGCAAATGTCTCAAGGCTTTTTTGGCTTCAAGAAATATTAAGGCAAAACCCGCTCATGAATATGTGGCTACTCGTGAAGACGTATCTTTAACCGACGAGATGAAAGAATTTATAATGAACAACGGCCACGTTATGAACGACCTAGAAATGGCCAAGATTCTTTTTGATGACAGAACACTCACCAACCTTCACAAAGAAGTGAGGGTAGTAGCTGAGTTTCGAAAAGAAAACAATATTCAACAATCAAATATTCCTGCGGCTGCTCTTAATAACGTTCCAATGGAAGAATACAAGCCGCCTCGTACCTTGAACTTGGCTATTGCACGAATTAATAAATATGTGCTTAATGGAATCCATAAAGACAAAATTACTTCTAGACAAAGAGCGGAAATAGAAGGTCTTATAAACTACATACACACTTATAGATTTCTTCATCAAATATCTAATTACGAAAACCAAATAGATAGAGATTTATTCGAATCTAGTTTCGTACGTTATACCTATAACAAATCCGACCTAACCCAAGAAGAAGTAGATCAATATATCGTTCTCGCTTCCGAAGTGGTCATTGCTTCCAATATCCAGCGTCGAGTAGAACATTTACAGGGACTACTTGATGATGTCGCAGAAGACACGGAGGGAAGAAGAATTTCCATGTCGTTAGTTGAAGCAATCGGAAAAGCTCAGAATGACTATCATCAGTCTGTAGGGCGGCAAAATAAATTACTAAGTGACCTGAAGGAAAAAAGATCAGACCGACTTAAAAATCAAATTAAAGAAAATGCTAGTATAATTAACCTTGTTCAAATGTGGAAGGAAGAAGAATCTCGCAACAAACTTATACAGCTAGCCGAGTTACGTAAAAAAGTTGTTAAAAGTGAAATTGATAATCTTTCCTCTATGGACGAAGTGAAAGCTCGCATTTTAGGTATAGGCCCCGATGAGATATTAAACGGATGATATTAAAAAATCCAAAAACTATATTTGTTCATGTTAATAAAGCTGCAGGTAGTAGCATTGAAATGTTTTTCGGTGCTAATTCAGCCGATCAGCATTTAGTTGCCTCCGAGTACATTGACAAGATGGGAAAGGGTGATTGGAAAAAATACTATACTTTTTCTTTTGTAAGAAACCCGTGGGACAGAATAGTTTCGTGGTATTTATGGATTAATAGATCAGCTTTTTGGTACAATGCAAGCGATGCTTCTTATTGCGGATCATGGAACGAAGGTGGGTATAGCCTGAACGTGGATTTTTTATCACCCGCCATGTTCTTGGGGGGAGAGAGCCACAAGAGAGGCGTGGATTTGCATGGCGGTCACCCTCAGGTTAAACCGGCGTGGTATTTAGCTCTGAAATACAATTTTAAAAATTTTCTTGAGCACATAGACTCAGCTAATGATTTATCTCTTTATCAGGATATTTACAAGTATGGGCATAAGGGAAGGTGGGTTTCCAACCAAGTAGAATGGCTCAAGAACAAGTCTGGTAAGGTGTGTGTAGATTTTATTGGGCGCGTGGAAAATATTGAGTCTGATTTTCAGAAGGTGTGTGAAGACTTGGGTGTTAAATATAAAAAATTAAAGAAAGTTAAAAAGCTAAACAAACGCCCCCATTACTCCAAGTTCTATGATGACGAAACTAGAAAAATTGTAGAAAAATTATATAAAAAAGACATAGAATATTTTAATTATGATTACCACGATGAAAGCTAAAAAGGCAAAATGTAAAGCTTGTAAAAAAGAGTTTGATACTGACCGCCAATTGCATTCTCACCTCAAAGCTCATAAGATGAGGATGGCGGAATATTATCAAACTTATTACCCCCGCTATGACAAGCACGATGGGAGTATCATAAAATTTAAAAGTAAAGAATATTATTTTGAAAATGATTTTAACTCTAGGGAACACCTTAGGCTGTGGTTAAAAAACCAAGACCCTCGAGATGCCCAAGAGTATTGTCGAGAGCTTTTGAAAATTAGAAAAAGAAAAAAGAAATTAATTTTTGCTCCTACCCAAGTTGAGCTACGTACCTTGATGATGCCCGCTATACAAATTTACAATGCTCTTTTTGGAGACTATTATGAACTATGCAAGAGTATGGGTTTAAATATTAAATATAACGTTCCTCATTCAGAAGATTATAATTTTGAACTAGAAAAAGATGCTATAAAAGAAAAATTTAAAATCTATGTAGACACCCGTGAACAGCAGCCCTTGAAATTTAACGTAAAGACTGAAATTAAAAATTTAAAATTTGGAGATTATGCCTTGAGTCACCCCGGTTATTCACAAGGGTGTCATATTGAAAGAAAGTCTGTAGCAGATTTTATTTCTACGTTAAGTGGTGGCTTTAAGAGGTTAACTAATGAAATTGAACGAGCCGGTGAAGCACAAACGTCTTTAATTATTTTGGTGGAAGAAAATTTAAATAAGTGCCGATCATTTAAATTTTTACCACAAGTTTCCAAAAAAATAAAAGCAACTCCCGAATATATTTTTCACAATGTTCGATATTTGATACAAGCTTATCCTCATGTTCAATTTTTATTTGTTAATGGCAGAAAAGAAGCTTCAAGGGTTATCGAAAAAATATTTTTAGGTAATGCTCGTCATCTTTTTTTAGATTTGCAATATTGCTATGATAATAAAGTTTTATAATGTGGTACTCCCCAAAAATAGATCAAAAGTCCGAGAACATTAATGCCCAATTCAAAGCCTTGAAGGGGGCACTCGAAGATAAAGAAGCAAAGATAACTTTGGCCAAGTTTTTACGGGCTAACCTCGGGCTTACTACTGAACTTATTTCAGGAATAAAATTAGCACCATTTCAAGAAATTCTTCTTAAGGGGATGCTCAATAAAAATTTTAGTATGCTTGTTTTGGGTCGTGGCTGTGGAAAAACCTTTATTGCTTCTGTATTTTGTTTCTTGCAGTGTATATTTGAACCCGCTACAAAAATTCTTGTAGCAGGGCCAACTTTTCGTACTGCTCGATTTATTTTTAATAATTTAGAGAAGATGGTAGAGTCAAAGGGGGCCGAACTTTTAGCTCAAGCTTTTGGTGCTAAAGTAAAACGCAACGACCAATTTGAGTGGCAAATTAACGAGGGCACCATAACCGCCATTCCTTTGAACGGTGAAAAAATTCGTGGCTTCCGTGCAAATGTTTTGGTGCTAGATGAGTACCTCCTTCTTCCTGAAGATATAATCAATACCGTCTTAATGCCCTTTTTAGTAGCCCCACAAAATATGAAAGAACGCTTGGAGATTAGAGAAATCGAAGATAAACTAATTGAAGAAGGGGTGATGAAAGACAAGGACAGAATTCAATTTGAAAACACCTCTAAGATGATAGCCCTGTCTTCGGCAAGTTATACATTTGAAAATTTATACAAAACATACAAAGAATGGGTCACTAAAATTTATGCCGAGGAAGAAGAACAGTCAACTTATTTTGTTTCTCAATTGGGGTACGAAGCTCTTCCTGAAGAAATGATTGATACTACTATTATTGACGAGGCAAAAAATGGTGGAACTTCTAGCGCGTCGTTTCAGCGGGAATACTGTGCTCAATTTACAGACGGGAGTGATTCATATTACAGTGCAAAAAAAATGCACGAATGCACGGTGCCTGACGGGGAAAATCCCACTACACGTATTAAGGGAAAAGCAGATTCAAAATATATTTGTGCAATTGACCCGAGCTTTTCCAACAGTCCAAGTTCAGACTTTTTTGCAATGTCTGTAATTGAGATTGACCCCGAAACACAGATATCTACGTTAGTTCACAGTTATGCCGTGGCGGGGGGTGACCTTAAGGAGCATATTGAATATTTTCATTATTTGTGCAGCGCGTTTGACTTTGAAATGATATGTATTGACAATGCTGGTTTTCAGTTCATTGACAGTTGTAACGAGTCTCCCCTTTTCACAAAGAAGATAAGTTTTTTTGAATTTAATAGTGATGCGGAAGGGATTAATTATGACAAGGAAATAAAGAGCGCACGCCGAGAATATAACAAACAAGATAACAAAATTTGTTTCAAACAGGTGTTTACCTCTAATTGGTTGAGAAAAGCTAATGAACATTTACAGGCATGTATAGACCACAAGCGTCTGTGGTTTGCTTCTCGGGCAACCGCTAACAATCAAGCTTTTAATCGAATGGTAAATCAAAAAATTGAATTAAAATTTAATACAGGAGAAACTATCCTAGACCTTATAGAAGAACAAGATAATTTAATTTATCAAACAAAAAAGCAATGTGCTTTAATTGAAGTTAAAAGTACAGCAAGAGGAACACAGACCTTTGATTTGCCCCAACATCTTAAGAGGAATACCTCGGCAAATCGGGCTCGACGAGATAATTATACGACTTTAATGATTGCAGCGTGGGCCTTAAAGTGTTATAATGATATTATGACTGCTCCTGAAGCGGGTCCGCAGGAGACTTTTAGTCCCATTATGGTCTAAAAAGTGTAAATTTTATTGTAAAATTATGAAAAAAGGAGAAAAAGAAACAAAAAAGACCAAAGTAGCAACCGCTAAGAAGCCTTCGGCGGCTAAAAAGACTGCTTCGGCCAAAACATCCCCTAAAACGCCTCTTCAAGAAGCTGTAGCGGCATCTGGTACTCCTTTATCTACATATGAGGCGGTAGCAGCTACACGGCGTAACAAAGCTGCAGATATTCATAGGACTGATAGGTTTAAAAATATTCAAGATGGGGTTATTCCTTTTAAATATGTTTATGGTGTTTCTAATAAATCCAACCTAGATATTAGAGATACGGTCATACTGTGTCAAAAGGCTTACTATAATTTTGCTATTTTTCGAAATACAATTGATATGATGACAGAGTTTTCTTCATCTGATATTTTTTACCGTGGGGGGAGTCAGAAGTCGCGTGACTTTTTTGAAGCATTTTTTACTAAGGTCGGGTTGTGGTCGGTGATGGATAAGTTTTTTAGGGAATATTATCGTTCTGGAAATGTCTTTATATATAGATTCGATGCTTCCCTTAGGGAGGGGGATATACGAAAAATTACAAAAACCTTTGGCACTTCTAATGCTGAGACGAAACTTCCCGTAAGGTATTCCATTTTAAATCCTGCAGACATACAAATTCAAGGTGGCTTAAATTTTGTGAATGGAATCTATTATAAGATTCTTACAGACTATGAATTAGCTCGGCTTAGAAATCCGCGAACCGAAGAAGACCGCGAGGTTCTTTCAACGCTCCCCGAGCACATAAGAGAACAAATTAAAAAAACCAGAAGCAATACCATTTTGATTCCATTAGATGCTGATAAAATTAATGCTGTCTTTTATAAGAAGCAAGATTATGAGCCTTTTTCAGTGCCTATGGGTTATCCAGTTTTAGAAGATATAAACTGGAAAGCTGAAATGAAAAAAATGGACATGGCAATTGCACGTACGATGCAGCAAGCTATTTTATTGGTGACCATGGGAACTGAACCTGAAAAGGGTGGTGTTAATCAAAAAAATCTTTCCGCCATGCAAAGCTTATTTGAAAACGAATCAGTAGGACGCGTGTTGATTGCTGATTATACAACTGATGCAAAATTTGTAATTCCTGATATTGGTAGCCTACTGGGTTCTGAAAAGTATGAAGTGGTAGACCGTGACATCCAAACTGGATTACAAAATATACTTATTGGTAATGAAAAATTTGCAAACCAATCAATTAAAATTGAAGTATTTTTAGCACGATTAAGACAGGCTCGTAAATCCTTTATAAATGAATTCTTACTCCCAGAGATTAAACGAATTGCTCATTTGATGGGGTTTAAGAATTATCCAACACCTTATTTTGAGCAGACTTCCTTAAGTGATGATCCTACAAAGTCTAGGATTTTTAATCGCCTTGTAGAACTTGGGGTGCTTACTGCAGAAGAGGGAATTACAGCTATTGAAAACGGAAGACTTCCTACCCCTGAGGAATCTGAAGAAGCCCAACGAAGGTTTAAACATCTTAGGGATGAAGGTCTATATGAACCTCTTATCGGGGGGAGCCAACCCATGAGTGCTCCATCTAAGAAAAAAGATGCACAACCAAGTGGTCGCCCTAGCGGTACAGGTACACCTCAAGAGACCAAGCAAACCAATCCTATCGGACAGGGTGAGCAAAGTAAGGCGGAAGAAAAATATAGCCTTAAAAAGATTACAGAGAATATGATTCTTGCGAGCAGCCTGACTAAACAGGTAGAAGCTTCCTTAAGAAAAGTTCACGCAATAAAAAGACTGAGCCGCAAACAAAAAGGAATAGCGCAAGATATCGTAGGTGTTATCGTAAGCAATGAAAACCCAAGCAACTGGAGAAGGTGTATTGAGTCTTACGTGAAAAAGCCAGTGGACACCAATCAAGAAAGAATAAAAGAAATTCAAGAAATTGCTGCTCATCATCAAATTAATGATTATCTAGCTAGTATTTTATATGTTAGTAAGGGCTAAGGTCGGTGTGATATGGGGTCACGGAATAGAGTAAGCTATGCAGTTCAGGATATTTTCGTGGGGTCACCGGGCTCCGGGGAAGCAAATTTTGTTGTTACCGGATACACAGGCGACGGTGCTCTCACAGGTCAACAATTTCAAATTCTAAAAAGATTAAACACAGTTCAAAGTTTTGATTATACATTTGATATGCCTCGTTCGGATGCCCAAGTTCTGGGAAAGACATCCCCCGCTGACAGAATTTCAGAGGCTCCTCCTGCGATTCAAGCAAATTTATCTTATTATTTAGAGGGTATAAATAATGAACTACGACTTGGTTTTTCTGCCCAAAATCAATTAGACCCCCAAGAAGTCCCTTTTGTATCGGGACTTATGTTTCCCCCGTCTCCTGACTGTCAGGGGGGAAGAAATCTATATTTGGTTTCAACCAAAGAGGGAGAAGGGGGATTAAGGGATGTAACGTATGGTGCTTACCCTGTTATAGAGACAGGTAGTGTTTTACCTTATTTCGATATAGATGATTTTATTGATAATAATAGCCCCAGTTATAATACTTTTATTATTCAAAATTGTTATGTTAATAGTTACCAAGTGAAATTTCAGGTGGGCGAATTAGCTACCGTAGATGTGGGTTTAATAGGTGATGCAGGAAATTTTTTAAATACCGCCAGTGGAGTAAGCATTCCCCATCTTAGTGCGTATGATGGTTCTAGTTTCTACAAAAACAGAGCGGGCACACGAGTAGATCAAAGTGAGGGGGTTAAATTTTTTATTCCTAGAGCTTTTGAATCCAACCCTGATGAGCTAACATCTATTCCTAAGTATAAATCATTTTTATTTTCGTCTAAGGATATTGATCTTTCTATAACTCAAGATAATCCATCAGGAATTAATTGGATTATAGATAGTGTTCAATCGTGTGAAATTTCTCTTACCTTAGCACGAGACCCGGTTCCTTATCTGGGGTATAAATTATACACGGATAGACCTGTCAAAATGCCCGTTAAAGCTACAATTTCCATGGAGTTATTAACTAGTGGAAATGTGACAGGAGATTTTTTAAGTTCTTTTGAGTATGATGCAAAATATAATTTAAATATTAATTTAAAGGGTCATAAAAATATAACGGGAGCCAAGATAGTAGAAGATGTATTAAAGTATAAAATTTCTGGTGCCGATCTTTTGGCGGCAGACTATACCTCCACCATTGGCACTAACAAAACAACTTCTTTAAATTTTGGTCTAGATATTGATTTTGATGATCCTACAAGAAACCTTTATGTAAGTGGCAAGCGGTTTCAACTTGCCGATCAATATGTGGTAAGCGGAGGGGCACCGTGGCCTACTTTGGTGGACGATTCTGGGAATGCCCTTATAAATGAAAGAACGGCAGACTTATTTCCTGTATTTTAGTGTAAGGAGTACATATGGCTACGATTGCGTTGAGAAATTTAGACCCTGCAGAATTTGATTATAATCTTCATGTCGCGGGGAATATTGGCGTGGGAACAACTACGCCAAGTCAAAAGTTAGATGTGGGGGGCAACCTCATTCTTAACGCAGCAACATCTACCCTCTTTTTGGGAAGTGATTCGCACCAATACATTTATGGCCATGCGGGGTCGAATTACTTAACCGTTGCTACTGCTGATACTGAGCGTCTTCGAATTGATTCTAGTGGTAACGTTGGTATTGGTACAACTTCGCCAGCCCAGCTACTTCACGTAGAAGGGGCAAGCCCTGTCGTATTAATTAAGGCTTCCGATGAAGCTGGGACAGCTTCTCTTAAGTTTGTTTCGGATCAGGGTGATGATAATCACGATTCGCGAACTATTGATTTAGTTGATGGTGGAAGCATGAAGTTCTTGAGTTACGAGGGTGGCTCGTGGGCTACTCACGTAACCATTGACAAGGACGGGAAATTTGGAATTGGAATTGCTCCCACAGTTAAATTCCATGTTTATTATAATTCTGCCTCGGCTTCCGATGGTGCTATTATTGAAAATGCAGGGGGAGGGGTAGAACTCAAATTAACACCCAGCGGAACTAATACTTGTGGCTTGGTTTACGGTACAGCGGCGGGTGGAGATTTTTATGTTTCTTCAACTAAAACTGGCGTGGGTGAAACCTTCAGGGTTACCGCTGCTGGTCTTGTGGGAATTGGCACCTCTTCTCCTTCTGCGATGCTAGATGTTCGTGCTGGGGCCGAAACTGTTGCAACGTCTGCCGCTCTAAGAACCTCTATTCCTGACACGGTGGGTAATAGGGGTGGGTTGTCAATTTTAAATGCCAGCGGTGGATTACTGGGTGGATTAACCGCAGAAATAATTACTGCTGGAGCCGCCAATACTTCCGTGGGCAGGCTGGACTTATGGGTACAAAACGCCGCTTCAACTACCACGGCAATGACCATTTTAAAAGATGGCAAAGTTGGTATTGGGACCACTGGGCCCACGACTTTACTGCATGTTGCTGGTGTCGCGCAGTTCGGAAGACAAGACTCTAGTGCTGAAGGTGGCGAGATTCGACTGACGCGGGCAAATGATGATGCTGCTGCATGGGCGATTGATGTTCATGGTAATAGTGGGTCTCATGCTAACCGTCTCAGATTTATAGATGCCACCAGTGGGGCTGAAAAAATGACTATTGATAACAATGGTTATGTTGGCATTGGCCTATCTAATCCTCAATATCTCCTCGACGTAAATGGAAGTGTTCGGGCAAAGGAAGTTCGCTTCACTGACGGAACCGTTATGACAGGGGCTTCGGGAGGAGGAGGCATCCAGACGACTTATTTCACCTCTAATGGAACCTTTACGGTGCCCAAAGGCGTGACATCCATAAGGATTAAAATCATGGGTGGCGGTGGTGGCGCGCGAAACTCACAAAGTTGGAGAAGTGGCGCTGGGCTGGGTGAAAGCGGCGGGTCGGGTGGATATTGTGAAAAAGTTATTGCCACCACCCAGAATGAACAATATACAGTAGTAGTTGGTAAGGGTGGCGGGTATGGTGGTGGCAACCCCGGAGCAAATGGAACCAATTCAACTTTTAAGGGCCCCGGGGGGACTACTTCCAAAGCTAACATAACAGCAGGAGGCGGTTTCGGTGGAGGGCGGGGGCACAAAGGGGGTGTTGCTACCGGAGGCGACCTTAATGTAGCAGGGGTGGATGGCATTAACCCCGGGGGAGACTGGGCGTCGGAAATCCGAGCCCCAGCGCCAAGGGTAGGGTCAGTTTTTGGTGACGCCTTCGGGGCCGGTGGAGGTTTCGGTCAAGGTACCGGCAGGGATGGTGTCTGTATGGTTGAATATATAGGTTAAATATTATTTGATTTTTTTTCTTCTAACTATTATAATAAGCAATATGAATACTGAAGAAAATACCCCTCAAAATACCCCTGAAACCGCAGAGGAACAGGCTCCACAGCAACTGACTCTTCACACGGCTCTAAATAATGTTGTGGGTGCGGCGAGGGAAGTTAGATTAAATTATCAAGAACACTCACTTTTGGAGAGGTCTATCCAGATGGTGGTAGAGGCTCTTAATAACGCACCAGTGGAAAATGCGCCAGAGTCAACAGAAAAGGTGTAATTGTTTTCGACATGAACGAAAACAAAGATAACACAGAGCAACCAACTCCTGTAGATGATATTGTTTCCTATATGCATGGAAACGATGTAGATATTTCTATACCCAATATTCCGCTGCCCACAGCAGTCAAACCCTCTAAAAAGGAAGACGTCAATAAAGATGTGTGTGATGTGTCCTTTAAGTTTGCTTTTGTGGGTGCAGGACAAGGGGGTTCACGAATCGCTGAAGCTTTTCACACGCTTGGCTATAGAAAGATTTCTGCCATCAATACTGCCCAGCAAGATTTAAATACCATTAAACTCGACAACAAATTATGCATCGGGGATGGCGGCGCAGGAAAAGACCCATCGGTGGCCGAAAAGTTGTACGCCGAGAGAAAAGAAGATGTTCTTGATTTCATGTATGATTCTTTCGGAGAATCTGTAGATAGAATTTTTATATGTGCCGGGGCCGGTGGAGGCTCAGGAGCAGGGACGCTTTGTCCGTTAGTAGAAACCGCACAGGAAATGCAACGGTCAATTAAAGCACCCACTAATAAAGTGGGTGTCGTCCTTGCTCTACCCAAGCATTCAGAGGGGAAGAAAGTTAATGCTAATGCTTTTTCTACTCTTTGTAAGGTGTGGGAATTGGTAGAGAAAGAAATTGTTTCTCCTCTTATTTTATTAGATAATGAAAAGATAAATAAACTTTATCCGGGATTACCTGTTGGGCCCTTCTGGGAAACTGCTAACATGAGCATCGCGGGATTATTCCATTTGTTTAACCATACGGCGTCAAAAGATAGTAGTTATTCTGCTTTTGATTCAAATGATTATAAACAAATATTAGATACTGGTCTTATTGTTTTCGGCGCGGCAAGTATCGAGGATTGGACAAGTGGCCCATCCAGTATTAGCAAAACTGTTAGGGATAACTTGAAAAACAATATGTTGGCAGGGGGTATTGATTTGAGTACTGGCAACTCTGCAGGTGTCGTAATTATTGGTGGAAAAAACGTTTTGGATGAAGTTCCCCAGCAGAATTTAGATAGAGCCTTCGACCAGTTCTCCCGCATTCTTAGAAAGGGTAGCGTCGTTCACCGTGGAATCTATAGTGGTGACAAACCTGACCTGACGGTCTATACCGCTATCGGCGGAATTCAAAAACCCCTTGCAAAGTTAGAGGAATTAAAATTGCTTGGAGATTTAAATTAATTTTATAAAAAAAGGAAACATATATGGCTACTAAAAAAAGTAATAATGTTAAGCCCGGATATCTCACAACGGAATTCTGGATCACAGTTGTGGTCGCATTGAGTTCATTGCTGTGGGGTGCTGGGGTACTCGACCCTGAGGGGGCTGGAACAGCGAACAAAGTTTTTGGACTTCTAGTTTCAGGACTTAGCGCGGTGGGATATACGGTCTCAAGGGGTCTCGCCAAAAAAGGAACCTAATGCTCTGGCTGACAGCAGTTGTAAAAGCCATTTTAGAATGGCTAACAGAACTTGCCAAACAGGATACTAAAGCTAGTGATGCTGACGCTACACCCCAAAGCTTAAAAGACCGCTGGCGGCAGCGCATCAACGACCAACTAAAAAAAAGTGAAGACCTTAAAAATTCTGACGCTGATTAGTGCGCTTATATTACTTGTTTCGTGCGGAAGCACTCGGGTGGTATTTGTGGATACTAAAGCTAATTTAGTGAGAATTGGTCCCAACTTTCCCGCAGGAAAGGTATACATACTTAAAAACGGAGAGTGGATTCTCTCCAAAAATAAAGTAAAATTACCTGAAGGATGGTACGCGGGTGGTTTACCACAAGACTGACCAAATTATCCTAATCTGCCAATTCACGAGGGACCAAAAGGTTCCTCTTTTTTTTATCTAAGTGTAATGTCTATTAGAGTCATGAAAACTTTTCTTCACAAAACCAAAGAAAATCTCAAAAATATCGTAGGTTCTCCTATTTTTTTGAGCATATTAGTTACTTCTGCTGTATTTTTATTGATATTAACTACACAGAAAATTTCTTACGCCGCCCACCTTTTAAAGGTGGAGACGGAAGCTGAGAAAATTATTATTAAACAAAAAGACATATATCAACAAGAATTGTTACAAAAACAAATTATTATTAATTCTCAGGCTAAAATGATAGAAAGTGCAGTTAACCATATTAACTATCAACGGGGTATCATGGAGAAACAAAAAAATTCTATCAAAAAACTAATAGAACAATTTGAAAAATTTAATGGCCCTTATGACATCACGAACAAGTTATGAAGACCAGAACCTTATATAAACAATCGGGTGGAACTTGGATCACAAATACTAAAACTGCTACTACTCGTCACGCCAGTGTCTTTGATCCCCCAGTGCCGCCTGTAAAAAGAAAAAAAAATATGAGCTCCTGTATTAATCCGGTGCAAAATTTAAATCCTAAAAAAATTAATTTCTTGAAGTTTCTTTTTGAGCCCCATAATACATTTGCGATGCTTTATGCTGCCCTCCTTGGAGTCAGTGTGGCTTTCAATGTTTATCAGCACATGCAATTAAAGGCATATTTAGACCTCCTTAATAGTATGCAATGAAAAATATAACCTACATTTTTCTTTTAAACATTTTTATGTTTACGGTTGGATGTGGGACATTGTACAATCTTACCGAGGACGCGCACGACAGGCGGGAGAGGCGTGCGGGTTTGGACCCCCTTCACATTCATAGCTGTGGCCCAACAGCTATGGAAAAAGCTCATGAACTTTATGGAGGTTCAGTAGATAGAGTTTTAATAAGTAAAGAGCTCCAAGATAAGGGAAATTTTTTAAGGTCTTTTTTATCAGTATTCAGTCATCACGCTAGAAGTATTACTTTTCCGGGGGAAATAATAGAGTATTTTGAATCTAGAAATTTCACTATAAATAAAATTAAAGATTTCAAAGATTTAAAAAAGAATGATGTTGCACTTATTCTTGTAAAGAAGAAATATTCTATTTCGTACCATTGGATGTGTTATCCTGTGGATTTAAATATTTTTACTTTTTATGGAAGGGGTTCCACGGTGATCACTGATATTTATTTAATAAAACCTCCTCCCAAGACTACTTAAAAAATGTAAATCTTTTTTTTATCTATCTTCTTCCCAAACTGCGTATTTCTTGTGTATTTACTACTGAAAAGGTGTCTTTGTGGATAAAGTAAATAAACTAGAATTTGAAATTTTCGAAGTCTCAGGCTTTCAAAAAAAGCCTGACTCTTCCTCTTCGAAAAAAGAGGCACCACAGGCTCCTCAAGCAGATGAAAATGTGGCTATTGCTTTTTCTGCAAAAATCGTCGGTATGCTTCGGGAAAAAATGAGGAAACACAACAAAGCAAACCCCAATAAAAAAGTAACTCTTTCAGAACTCAAAAAAGTTTATACGTCTGGAGCCACAGCCTTTTCAGCTTCAAGCTATCCAGATAACACACGCGGAGAAGTTGCGCTAGCACGAGTGAACATGTTTTTACGGCTTAAGAATGAAAAAGATGCTTATAAAAATGATTTAACACATTTATCCCAAGCTTCATTTTCTCACATGACAGAACTTCAACTAGAAGAGGAAGAACAAGAAGATAAAACCATTTTTGATGTAACGGACAACCTCACCCCTTCAAAACAAGATTTTGCGTTGGCTACTGAAGATATCCATAATAACAAGCTTGATTATGACTTTCAAGATGTCCATGAGCTCTATTTAGATGATTATAAGCCAGTAGGATTTTTGTGGGAATAACCTTATGAAAGAATTTAAATATAAAACTAGCTTTAGTTCTGTTATTAAACCCATCGTATCAGAAGAAAAAGATAAGTACTTGGCGATGGCAAGTTTAATGGATGTTGGAGATTTTGTCCCTGATATTGATACAGAATCTAATATTGATTTATTGCCTATAGCGTTTAATGCTTTTGTTGCAAATCGTGTTAATAAAAATGGCGACGTAATTGATGCGGCGACGGCGTTAGCGATTCATAAAAATTTTATTAATAAACCTATTAACATTGAGCACAACAGGGAAAAGGTGATGGGAACCATTTTAACTGCTGGCTTCAGTGAGTTTGGAACAGATCGCCCACTGACCGAAAGTCAGGTGAAGGATATAAAGGGGCCTTTTAATATCACGCTTGGAGGGGTTATTTGGAAGGTGGTAAATAGTAAAATCGCAGATTTAATTGAAAGTTCTACCGACCCCGCAAGTGAATACTACCATAGTATTTCTGCTAGTTGGGAGCTCGGTTTTTCAGATTACAAGTTAGCCCTGATTGAAGGAGACAGTAAAAACCTTGAAGATGCAACTATCATTGATGAAGAAAAGTCAATTGAAGAATTAGGGCCTAATTTGAAGAGTTTTGGCGGCTCAGGTGTTCTTGAGGATGGCAGAAATGTTTACCGCCAAGTTATAGACGAGGTCGTTCCCTTGGGGATAGGCTTAACAGAAACGCCTGCAGCTGAGGTGGTTGGTATTCATACCAAGCCCAAGGCTCAGGAAAACCAAACAGAAATTGTTAATTCTAGCGAAAAAAACATTTCACAAACCCAAAATAATAATGTAATAGAAAATACGAGTGTTGTTATGAAAATTACAAAAATTGAAGATATCAATAGCGAAAGCGTCAAGCTTCTTGAAGCTTCTGCCGTTTCTGATTTCATTCAAGACCAGCTTAAACAGGCCTCTGAACAATATAGCATTGAAAAGTCAAAGCTTAACACTGCTCTTACCGAGGCAACTGAAAAGCATGAAGCCTTGGTAGCAGAACATACAGAAGTCAAAGAGCAGCTTGATAGAGTACAGACCTCCCTTCACAAGCTGGAAGCTGAAAAAGCCGCCAAGGAAGCTGAAGAGCGGTTTACTAATCGCATGTCTGTGTTGGATGAAGAATTTGTGCTCGAAGATGAAGAGCGCGAGCTTATTGCATCAGACATTAAGGACATGACCGAAGACAACTTTTCGGAGTACCACGACAAACTTAACGTTTTTATGAAAAATAAAAAGCGTGAGGTGGTCGAGGCTTTTGAGAAGCAAAAGGCCGAGGAAGAGGCCAAGGCGCAAGAAGAGGCTGAAGAAGCCGAAAAGCTCGCTCAAGCCTCTCCGAAGGAAGTAGTTGAAGAGGCAATTGAAAATGCTGATCTTGAGGAAGATGAAGTTCCCAATTCTATTGAGGCTTCTCAACCCACCATTTTTGATCGGTACAAAGCTGCCTTTTCTTTGGACCAATTTGAAATTAATAAATAATATATAATTAGGAGAAATTATGCCAACATTAAGACCATTACAAGATTATAGTCCTCATGATGTCGTTAACCTTTTCTCGTGGAGTGGTACCGTTCCTGCCTATAAGGGCACAATGGTAAAAATGCTTTCGAGTGGTTGGCGTAGTCAGGACGAGCCCGTAGAAATGTTCTCTGCGGCTGGCAATAGTTACAACAATACAGTATCCCAGCGGTATCGTACCACTGCCCAGATCGGCGTATGCGGTTCTGGATCAGCAGGCACCAAAGATATCCCCTTGGGAATGCTGCTTTATGATGTGCGTGAAACCGACGAGAATGGCGAGAAGCTGCTCTATCATCCCCGCAAAGCTGCGGAAAATGATTGGGTTATCAGCGGACAAGCCGCCCCCGTTCTTACACGCGGAGTAGTACTTTACAGTGGCGCTACGCTTGCTAGTGATTCCCCAACTCTCGGTGAGGCCGTGTATACGTCCCCCGATGGTGAGCTCACTTCGGCTTCCACGCTAGGAACCGCTGTTGGTAAAACGCTTGGATTGGCAGATGCGAGGAATCACATCTTACTCAAGCTCGAACTGTAAACCCTTTAAGAAATTAGGAGTTTAATATGAAATTAAAGTTAAAGAATACCCCAGAACAGGTAGAACTTGTAAAAGCCTTGGGTTCCAAGAACCCCACTGAGCAAGCTCAGGCTGCAGAGGCTTTTGCGGCGTTCATCGCACCTGTCGCACAAAAAGTATTAGCTCAAGCTGGCACCGCTGGCTTGATCTTCAACGATAGCGTTTATGATGAGGATGACAGCCCAAGCATCCCACTGGACCTTTGGTACGACCAAGGCGTAGATTACGTCAGCGTGTGGTCCCAAAGTGTTGCAGGGGGTTTGCCGACCAGTCACGTAAGTGGTCTTTCTGAGTTAAAGATCGCCACTTATCGCTTGGACAGCGCGGTGAGTTTCCTCAAACGTTACGCTCGTCGTGGACGTTTAGACGTAGTAAGCAAGGCGGTAGAGAGAATGGCCCAAGAAGTTCTTGTAAAGCAGGAACGTAATGCGTGGGCTGTTATTTTGAAGGCTCTTGCTGAGGCTACCACTAACAGTTTAGCCCACGTTATCGCTTCCGATACGGTGGATGTGTTCTCTGTTAATGACTTGAGTAATTTAATGACTCGCATTAAGAGAATCAACACTTCTTTCGCTAACGGAACCCCCGCGAATTGGGACAATAAGGGTCTTACCGATCTTTTTGTTAGCCCCGAGATCATGGGAATGGTACGTGGATTCGCTTATAACCCCGTGAATAGCATCGGTAGTACTTCTACTGGTCCTGTTTCGCTACCTTATCCGATTCGTGAAGATATCTTCAGGAATGCTGGAATGAGTGAGCTTTTTGGTGTCGTGTTGCACGAGTTGATCGAGTTTGGCGATGGCAAGAAGTACAACACCCTCTTTGGTGAAATGGTTGCTGGTTCTTCCGTAACCATTCCCGGTGGCGGTGGTGGCACATGGGTTACCGGTGATGACCAAATTTTGGTCGGTGTTGATCTGTCACGCGAAGCGTTTATCCGCCCGGTTGCCCGTCAGGACGACGGTGGTGCGACGTTTACCGCCCTTCCCGATGACCAATTCGTTGCCCGTCAAGAAAAGACAGGCTTCTATGGTTACTTGGAAGAGGGTCGCGTATGTATCGACTCCCGTGCCGTTGTGGGCATCGCGGTGTAACATATAATTGTAATCATAGCTCAATCAAACCCAGTCGAAAGACTGGGTTTTTTTGTTATATAACTTCCCAAAGGGTCAAAAATTGTGTAAGCTGAATTAAGGTAAAAGGTATGGCAAATTCTAGAAAAACTACTAAAAAGGTTAAGGAACTGAAGCAAACCCATGGGAAAGATGAAGCTTCTCCCAAGTCTACTACCCTAGATCAAATTTGGGGGGATACGGGCTTGAGCAAATATAAAACCATGGAGATTACTGAATATCGCGGTTCTTTAAAGGGCATGAATAAAACAGACTTGCAACGCCACGCTTCAGAGGTGGGTATAATTCCTGTAGATAATCGGGAGATTCTCATCAAGAGGTTGGAGGGAGAATTTAATAAATATGTTGCTAACTATCGTGTGCCTCAAGTGAAATCTAATCCACGGACTTTATCTCAAGAAGCTAAAGATATTTTATCTGAGGGAAGATAAATTCTACAATCATAATTAGTAGTGTAATATTTAATGTATTATGGCTACTTCTTATGATATAAATTTAACAGCTGGGGATGATTTTTATCACCGTTTCGCTGCTACGGGGTCTGATGGACTACCTATTAGTCTAGCACCTTATTCTATTAGTGGCCGCGCACGATCCACCTATGGAGCTTCGGGGGTGCTTCTTGACCTTTCCCCTACAGCTGTGGCCACGGGTATTGCTAGTGGCTACATAGATGTAACTATTAACGGAGAAAGTACTACAGGATTAGCCTCGACGCAGGGTGTATATAATATTCAACTTCACAGTGGAGAAAGTCGTGTAAGAGTATTTAGGGGCTTCTTGAACATTAATCCTAGTATAAGATAAGGAAAAATTATGGCAAAAATTGTTTCAATTGCAGACGAGATACACCGTGAATTAGCGAGTCCCACTGATTTATCTATTGCTTCTATTGCTTTTTGGTTGAGAACTAATATAGGGCAATTGAACAATTTACTTAATTTAGATAGAGAAATTATTGATACCACCCTAGAACTTAATGCAGAACTAACCAGTCAACAGTCTGTAATTTTTAAAAAGCTTTATTTTGTTCATTACTATGATGTGAAAATTAGAGCTACGCTAGGAGCGGCTTCAACAGATGCTACGGTAGAAGTTTCTTCAGATGGAGCCCGCGTAAGAAAAATAAACAAAAACGAACTAAGCAGAACATGGCTTTCAGCACGCAAAGCGGAAGAAGAAGAGTTACGCAAGCTAGTAACAGCTTATAACATTACAGCGAGTTCCCCGATTCAAGTTGCGGGTGACGATACAATTTCTGAAAAAAATAATTCTCGCTTAGATGATTATCTTAATCGGACTTACTTTAATAATATTTAATAATGGCAGATTTAGTTTCATCAACTGATAGGACGGCCTTAAAGGCAACCTTGAGCGATCATTTTGATACATTCAAAAGAGAAATAGTCGTCTTTAAGGAGCCCATTAGGGTAGTTAAGAATGTTGTTTCTAATAATAGCTATGCGGGTTATGGAGAAAATTCTAACCAAGTAGAATTTGATTATGTTGCTGTGTCAGGCGTGTATTCAGGAATAGTAAATTACTATGGCAACCAAGAGTCTGAATTGGGTGATGAACTTGGAAATATTATGATTGGAAAGGGATCGGTTAAAATTAAGATAGAACAAGATGCCCGCGATTTCATGCTAAACGGAGCTACAACACAAGCTATACATATTGATGGAAATACATTTAATAAAATTTCTGACGAAAAAATACAAGATTATCTTGGCTTAAAGTATTATATATTTTATTTGGAAAAGACTGACTAATGATTCATATATCAAAATTTAAGCTGAACAAAAGAGTTTTAAATAGCGAGCTCTATAGGGGTCTTTCGTCCAAAAAAGTTGAAACCTTAGCATACGATGAAGCAGAAAAACGAGCTAATGTTGCTAAAAAAACCATGATAAAAGAATTTAATCAAAGTGCAATAACACAAGAATTAGATGCAGGAGCAGCAAACACCAAGAACATTAGTAGAACTTTGACCGGGATACCCTACGGAGCAGCTTCCTTATTCGGATTTATTGGTTTTGATGAGGGGGCTAAACCCACAGAAATTGTACGAGAATATCTCAAAGATATGGGTTATGTTTTTAAAAAAGGAAAATTCACAAAACGTATAACAGGAGGAAGATATATTTTTCAGGTAGAAGTGCCAGTTCTTTCAGAAATCACGCCCCTTACCCCAATGCCGTGGGAGGGGGGCAGAAGTTGGATAAGGGGTATCGAAAGAGGAATTTCGGGACTAAGTTACTTTATGGCTACCAAGTTCAGAGTAAATAGTCGCTCTGGTCAAGGTATCCAAATTACTAATAAATATTTTTCCGGTGCTACCTATAAAGCGTCGAAATATTTCTCAGCTATTGCTAATAATTTTATTCAGCGATTAGAGGGGAGGCAACCTAAGGTTGTTGTATGATAGCACAATTTGACAATCAAGTAATGTCGAGTTTCTTTTTGTGGTTTGACCATACCCTCCTGCGGAAGGGAAGGGCATTTACAAACTACGGCTCTAAGTTTTATCCTGTCAATAATTTGTATCAAGGATATTATACGTATGGGTCTCCATTTAGGCAGTTTGTAGCTGATTCTTCAATTAGTGGCGCAACTGTAATTAGCGGGGTTTATCTTGATGGGTCATTCAAAAACCGTACGGAATCTAATTTTACGGGTATTAATTATAACCAAGGTCAGGCTTATTTTGTTTCTAACGTAGATACCACGAGTGTTACAATGAGTGGAGATTATGCCGTAAAAGACTTCAACATTTTCCTAACAAATCAGACAGAAGAGAAACTTTTATTTGAAACACAGTTTACCTTGAAAAACAAAATTGGACTAACTGCCACGGGATTACCTCCTGACTCCTTAACTTATCCTGCTATTTTCATCAAAAATATGGGGGGTCAAAATAGCCCATTTGAATTTGGGGGCACTCAGGCGACCAATATGAACATAAGGTCCATTATTGTGGCGGATAATCAATTTCACTTAGATGCAGTGTGTTCTATATTTAGAGACGAAAAAGAGAAATATATAAGACTTCTTTCGGAAAGTGAGATGCCTTTTAATAATTTAGGGGATTTTAACAATTATAGTGATTATAATTATACAGGGATCGTAGATGTAAAAAGTACAAATGATGCGTGCTTTATTGAGAATATTAGTGTAAGTAAAGTAGGTGGGGCATCTTTTGCGGGGGTAAATAACGTAAATCCCAACGTTTATAGTGCTTTACTAGATTTTGATATACAAAAAATAAGATAAAAAATATTTCACATTTAACTAAAAAACATGTAATTATTGACGTAACATAAGGACGTACCTATGCCAAGAAATAGAATTATTTATCAAAGTGAAGCTCTCTACGCTGGCCCTTCTCCTGCTACGGGTTACCATTATTTGTCTGGGACCACGCCGGTTGCAAATGTTGGGATTAACACCGTTGGATACACATCAAGAGTAAAACAGCTTCAACGAATACAAACCGCCAATTATAGTTTTAACATCGCTCGTCAGGATGTTAACCAGTTTGGTGAGTTAGCCGCCATTGACCGGGTTATCCTCGAATCTCCCACTGTATCGTTAGATACATCTTATATCCTTGGTTCTTTGGAAAACGAAAGCCTTTTAGGTTTTTCTCTTACGCCTAGCGGTAGCACGGCTGTTTTTGCTGCGCTTTCAGGTATTTTGAATAAGACTGAAGACGAGAGAAACTACTTTATCAAGACCGTGCCTGAAGGTAGTGACGCCTTAGGGGGTAGTGATGTTTTAAACCCAAGTACTACTGTAAATACCAATGTTATTGGTATCGGTAATGGATTTATTAGTTCTTATACTACTGAAGCTTCAGTGGGTGATTTCCCGACTGCCTCTGTTAGTGTTGAGGGTCTGAATATGGCCTTCTCTAAGGGTGTTTCGGGTAATTATATTCCAGCAGTTACGCCAACAGACGGATCAAAAATTACTGATATTTATTATGCGTTGCCTTCTGGCCAAAGTAATAATAATGTTTCTGGTGTAAGTGCGCTACGCCCGGGTGATATCACCCTAAGTTTCTATCCCAATGGTAGTACTACCGAGATGGGTGGATTTACGGGTGTTAGCATTACGGATGCCAAGATTCAAAGTTATAGTCTATCCTTTGACCTTGCGCGTGATCCGCTGCAGAAGCTGGGCTCACGTTTCGCATTTGCTCGTGAAATTACCTTCCCGGTAACTGTAACGTGTACAGTAGATGCCAACCTAGGTGATCTTTACACCGGTAGTTTAGCCGATGTTCTTGATGCGGATTCGGCTTATGACATTAACCTTAAACTTAATGCTCCGGGTACTGCGGGCGCGGCTGCAGCTGCAGCATCCGATAACGTAATGGCGCGTTACGTCCTCAAGAAGTGTAAAATTGATAGCCAAGAATACACCTCGGATATCGGTTCTAACAAGGCCATTTCTATGACCTTCTCGGCGCAGATTGGTGGACCAGCGCAAACTGACGTCGGACTGTTTATTAGCGGTCTTGCACACTAATTAAATTAAATAAACTCACAGCACCCCATTAGGGGTGCTTTTTTTGTTCTCATGCACATGTCACAGTGTAAAGAGATATGAAGGTAAAAGGTTTTTTATGGCGGAAAAGGATAGGGAAAAGGACTTCCTTAAGTTCCAGATTACTCGCAAAGTAACCAATCTTTATAAAAATTTTCTTTTTATTTTAGAAGATTTAAAAAGTGATGGTTATGATATTGATGACGAGACTTATCAAAAGTGTCGCAAAAGAGTGCTTGATCATGGAAATGATACCGTCAGGGAAATAGATGATTATTTAAAGAGTTTTGATATTCATTTAAGGTAAAAGGATTATGAAGAAACTATACCAATTTACACTTAAGCAAAAAGCTACCGAAAAGGTAACCGAAAAAAAGAAAGATAAAGACGGTAAAGACATCGAGGTTACTAAAGATGTCGAAAAGGAAGTGGACCGTCATGTTATTCTTCGTAAACCCACGCGCTCTCTCTTTGATGAAGCAGAGCTCTATTATGGAGTTATTCTTTCAGAGGGGATTAAAGCAGGACTTCTTACGCGAGCATTATTATCTAAAAGGTTCTCCAATGATGGCGGCGTGATGAGTGACCGTGATAAAGAGGACTATGCTGATCTTTATCTTAAGTTGTTCGAAAATCAAAATGAATTGGAAAGAATTTCTTTAATTGAAAGCGGCACACGCACGGAAGAAGAGAAAAAAAGGCTTACCTCCCTAATGAAAGATAACGGAACCCTTAAAAGAGAAATCCAAGATTTTGAATTAGCCCAAGCTTCTTTGTTCGAACAAACCGCTGAAAATAGAGCTCGCAACAAAACTATCCTTTGGTGGGTTTTAAATTTGGCTTATCATAATGATCCCGACACTGATAAAACCACACCAGTTTTTGACGGGAATTCTTTTGATGAGAAACTTAACAGTTATGACACTTTGGAAGAATCTGAAGACCCATTTCATGATGAGCTTTTGAGAAAGTTGGTTTATTATATTAGTTATTGGTATGTAGGAAATGCCCAAACTGAAGAAGAATTTGCTGCCCTTCTCAAAGACCTTGAGGAAAGTGGTTTAGAAGAAGAATCCATGGAAGCTATTGACGAAGCTTCTAAGGATCATGATAAACAGAAGGCCTCTGAGGCTTCAGTAGAGCCACAAAAGGCTTCTGAGGTTAAACCAGAGCCACAAAAGGCTTCTGGGGAAGCTAAACCAGAGCCAAAAAAGGCTCCCGATCCCAAGCCTGAAGAAAAAGCCCCAGCAGAGGAGGGGCAAAAAGCATAGTACGACCCAAACACAAATAAAGCCCCATAACTTATGGGGCTTTTTTTATAATGAAACTTGAAAAACATCTACTTCGAAGAGCTTATATGGATATTATTCAGGGGAGAACTCAAAGCTCTTTGCCTAAATATGGAAAGTTTTATGTTAAGCATTTAGACCTTTATTCTTCAGAAGAGATTGATGAAAAAAATGCAGAATACAAGCACTACGCTTCAAACAAAGGGCTTCCCTCCACCGAGGATAAGCTCAAAGAGTTAGAAAAAGAAGGTCTTTGGTCACCGGAAAAAGAAAGAGCAATCGAAGATGAAAGAAAAATGATTGCCACGCTAAAGGTTACAAAGTCAAAATTTGTTCTTAAAGCTGATATAAACAGTATCCAAAAACAAATTACAGATGCTGAAAAAATACTCGACGAACGAATCACCGAAAGAATGAACCTTGTAGGATTTACGAGTGATTTGTATGCCCTTAAAAAAATAAATGAATTTTATGTTTATGTAACTTCTTTCAAGGATAAGGAATTAACAGAGGCTCTTTTCACACAGGAAGAGTTTGATGAACTTCATGAGCTTGAAATAAGCGTGCTTATAAAAAATTATAATGACTTAAATGAGCGGTATAACGAAGAAAACATAAAAAGGGTGGCACTTTCTGGTTTTTTTCTTAATTCTTTTTATCTGTGTAAAGACAACCCTTTTACCTTTTACGGAAAACCTGTAATAAATTTAACATTTCATCAAAATGAGCTTTTTACATATGGGAGATACTTCAAAAATATACTTTCAGAGTTGAAACACGAACCTACTCCTGATGTAATGGATGATCCTGATAAGCTTATTGAATTGTTTAACGTAAGCAAAAATTCTGAAAAACTAAAAGAAAAGATAGATCAATCTTCGGCTACCACCATTGTCGGAGCCACACAAGAAGACCTTCAAAGAATGGGAATAACCGCTACTTCCCACGATACAGGGGTTAGTCTTGCCAAAGAAGCCGCAAAGAAGGGCGGTTCTCTTGATATGGAAGACCTCATAAAAATACACGGCGAGTAGGGTGTATTTTGGTGTAATTAAAGGTGGTAAAAGGATTATATGGCAAAAGCTGGACATATTGATATTGGAGTTAATATTCCTAAGGCGGAAGTTAGGAAGGCCGAGGCCCAACTTCGAAGTCTTTTCTCGACCACTCAAAATTTTAACAAAAATCCAATTGTTGCCAAAAATTTCACACAGCCCCTTGGGAGAATAACGGGTGCTGCAAATGAGTTTAATAAATCCCTTGAAGCTTCTAATGCTCGTGTAATTGCTTTTGGTGCGTCTGCCGGTGCCATCTTCGCTGTTCAAAAAGCGATGCAGTCTTTGGTAAGAACTGCCATCGAGGTGGAACAGCAATTTCGGGAAATTAATGTCTTATTTAATTTATCGGCAAAAAACTTCAAAAGGTTTGGTGACGGACTCTTTAAGGTGGCGAAGCAAACAGGTACAGCCTTTAATGAAGTAGCTGAGTCAGCAACAGAGTTTGCACGTCAGGGTTTGACAGTAGAGGAGACCTTAAAAAGAACGAATGCCGCTCTAATGCTTACAAGGCTCTCTGGCATGAACGCCGTTAATGCTACGGAATCCCTTACAGCAGCTTTAAATACTTTTAACAAAGCGGGGCTTGATGCTACAACTATTGTTAACAAGATGGCTCAAGCAGATGCTAAGTTTGCCGTGAGCTCTGGAGACTTGGCCGAAGCTATTAAAAGAACTGGCGCATCCGCTGTAAGTGCCAAGGTAAGTTTTGATGAACTTATTGCCATGGTTACTGTGGCACAAGAAAAAACCGCTCGTGGTGGTTCTGTAATTGGTAATAGCTTTAAGACTATTTTTACCCGTATTCAAAGACCCGAAGTATTAAATCAACTTGCTGCCTTGGGAATAGCTGTAAGAAAAAGTAGCGGAGAAGTTTTACCGGCGGTTACAATTTTAAAAAGTTACGCAAAAACCTACGAATCCCTAACCCCTGCGCTTAAATCCACTACTGCGGAAATGTTGGCGGGTGTTTTTCAGGTTAATGTCCTAAAGGCCGTTCTTCCTGATTTGGCTCAACAAACAGGTAAATACGCCCAAGCTTTACAGGTAGCGGGAAGTGCTACTGACGAAGCCACGCGTAGAATGGCTGACTTGACAGATACTACCAAAGGTAGAATGAATGCTGCCATAATCGAGTTGACCAGTTTTGCCGCTGAGGTTGGTAAAATTACCATAATGCCAGCTATAGAAAATATAGTCAAGGCCCTCAATAATTTGGTCAATCTTATTAAACCTGAAAATTTCTTTGGTTTAGGAGAAACGGTAGGGAAAAGCGTTTATGAAGGTATAGGAAAAATTATCTCAGGCCCCGGTCTTTTGCTGTTGGGAACTGTTCTCGCAAAGATCGGTGGAAGATTAGCAGTGTTCGTCAAGGATGCAGCAGGGGGATTTTTGGGACTTAATACAGCTTCAGAAAAACTTGCTCAAACACAAAATGTAATTCAAAATGTTTTAGCCCAACGACCCAAGCTTATTGCACAGGCCACAGCTAGCGAAGAAGGAATGGTGGCCGTGGCACGAGCTTTGTCGAGAGAACTTACTGAAGCCAACCGACAAATGGTTGCGATTACCTCAACTGCCGCCAAGATGGCTCCAGTCGTTGTGGGGGGTGCTGCGAAAGGGGGAGCGGGGAAAAAGGGTGTCAAGGCACCCGTAGGATTTGTACCCGGCGCATCAATGGGGTTCGTACCTAATTTTGCCAGTAATACAGAGGCAGAAAGACAAGGGGCCGCACAAGGGGGCTATTCTCCCGGGAAGATAAGGAAAACCAATATTCCGGGCGTTGGTTCTGTTACTTACAATGGCAATGAACAAATAAAAAAATTTGATGGCCTTCAACAACCGGCCATAATGCCGCCCGCCCTTTCTGAAGCGGGTACAAATTACAGAAAAATCTTTAAAGATACTCACGGCTTTGATCCTTATAATGCTGCAGATGGTTTTGTTCCAAATTTTAATAGAAGGGAGACAAGAAAGGGAAACGTTACACCACCCACTGCGATACCCGAGGATATGATATGGGAGAATGCCGACCGAGTTGGACTGGTGGGAGTTTTTGCTCAGAAAACACAAACGGGGAGGTTCTCGAAATTAAGTGGACAGACTACCATGCCAATAAAGAATATAAAACCTTTGTCGCACGCTATAAACACCAAGTTAGATGACGAAGTCAAGACTGCACCAACTAAAGAAGCTAAGAAGGACGCAGAAGTCAGGAGAAAAAAATTATTAAGTAAATCTATTCAATTTCAGGGTGTTCAAACACAGCCTTTAGAAACTTTAAGGGGTGCGGCCAAGAACCAAGCTCAGGTTTTTAGCAAAAACCTTAGCGGTCATATGATTGAGGGATTATCTAATTTTGCTCAAGAGTTTTTTAAGCCAATTTTAAAAAATCAAGGTCCCACAAATGCCAAGGAAATAAAAAATGCTCTAAAGACAAGTGAAAATAAGCTCCTTTCTCCTGATGCAGAAGGTATTTTTTTTGAAAAGGCTATTAAGTTATATTTAGGGGGAGGAAAAAATCCCGCTGCCTTTATGGCATCTTTGGGTGCTGACACCCGAGCCCCTTGGGATTTTGAGGAAGGTACAGGGGTAAGCAAGGAATTTAGAGAGGGATTTGGCTTTTCCGCGAGACTAATAAAGGCTGATGCCAAAAGAACCATAAATAAAGATACGCTACAAGAGGTAATTCCCAAAACATATGCGGGGGTTCTCGAACAAGGTCTGGGTACTTTTGGGGACCTCCCACTTGTGGACTATGTAAGGGGAGGGGCAGGCAGTATAGCTGGAAAATCGTGGGCGGTGAAACGTGGTATAAAAAGCCCCGTAACAGACACAGAAAATAAATTAAAAAGCTTAGGTTTCGTTCCAAATTTTGCAGGAATCAAAGCCGCTGTTGATAGGGAAAATGCTGCAGGAATAAGCCGCCGCGACATACGCGTTGGCATGGATAAAAGACTGAAGAGCGGCGTGGGGGTTTATAACACTTCGGAGGGTAGTCTTTCGGATGCCATTGATATGCATCTTGCTTCTGGGGCCACTAAAAAATCCATTCAAACGATGGGGGCAGCAAAAGGTTATGTTCCTAATTTTATGGTAGGCCTGCAAAGGCCCACTGTTGGAAAGTCATCTCCCAATGCCAAATTTTCAACAGAGCCCCCCAAGGGTGGAGAAGGTGGAAAAGGTGAAGAGATGGGCTTCGGATTCATGATAGCGATGACAACGGCAGGAGCACAAGTTGAAACGTGGTCTGAAAAGCTTAGGGAGAGTGAAAACTTTCTAGTAAGATTCGGGGGGAGTATGGGAGAACTTATAGGGTCACTGGCCCTGTGGGGACCAACACTTGGTATGATAACACAGTCTTTTGGAGGACTCGCAGCAATAGGAACCAAACTCCAGAAAAGCAACTTCGGATCAATCATGAATACCGAGTTTCTACAGGCAGGGGGTAGGGGTAAGGCCGGTCAACGGTTAGCTTCAAGGTCAGGTTTTAGGAAACCAGTGGAGTTCGGGGGGGGCTGGAAGGGGACAGCGCAGAGAGGGGTAGGGAAGATTTCAGGAGGAATAGGGAAAGTTGCAGGAACAGCAGGTCGCGCGTTAGGAGCCGTTGGTGGGGTTGTTGGGGGCGGCGCAATGTTGGGTGCTGGTCTGGTTGGTGGCGCGGCAGTTTTGGGGGCCAAGATGTACAAAACATGGCGCAATGCAGCATTCGATGACGCTTCCATAAGCATTAATAAAAATTTAGATAAAAATGCAGACCATTTTAAAAGACTATCTGAGTCTCTTTCTGTTACTGCATCAGCCACTAGCAAATACACAGAAGCTATTAGGGCAGGAGACCAAGTTAAGGCTCTTGCGGCCAAAAGAGAAATGAAAGCCTCTCTTGTTAAGGGTGGTGTGGGTAAACTTCTCCAAAGCAAGCCTATTACGGCGGGCGGGAAAACATTTAAAAGCACTGCGGACGTGATGGCAGCATTTACAAGTGGCAACGACGACCTTATTGCAGAGCTCCAGCAAAAAATAGCAG